TGGGAAACTTGACTACTACTAGCCAACTCGTAAAATTCCTTGATTTATACCATGCAGAAAAAGACCCGCTATCCCGCTCTAAAGCTTGCTCCAACAAGGAGCAACTTCAGACCGGGCCGGAAAAGCCGCATAGTCATAAACGTTCATTTAAGAACTGGAACTACTTGTTGGAGACGAATGTCTCTATTACTAGTTTTAAACCACCGAAGTGGCCGCCGGGCACCAAGCGCCCTAGCTCCATACAGGAGCCGGCCTTCATTTCAATAATGAAGCCCTGACATTTTATTATTTACAGTTTAGTTCTGGTTTAATCACTAGTTGTCTCTAGTTGAACCGATTCCAGGTTCAGTGGCGTTTTGTTCAGGGGACTACCTCCCCACCACCCCCCTAAGGTTGGGGAGATGGGTTCGCAAACATCCAGATCTGGGGCGCATTCAAATAAAATAGGGGCTGAAAGTCTACCCCAGTGCCTACCCAGTAATCCTGTGTGATGCGATTCACATTAGAAACTGTTCCATCCATACCAATCTCGAAGCTAAAGTTTTTGTATCGCCAATCCAACTCCGCAGATGCAGAGTTATTGGTGGCAATCGTTGCAGATTCGAAAAGAGTTCCAGCGCAGTCCGGCAGCGTAGCTGCAAGACCTCCGCGTGCAATCTGGCGCACCATACAACTGCCGCCCAGCCCTCCCACAAGAGTATTAGCGAGATCGCTATCCTGTGTAGACTGGTTGGTAATGTTGAAAGTGGTTGCCTGTGCAAGGGCTGGTGTCTGCGCCGTGGGATCACGGTGAATAGACATGTTGACTGGTTGGTTGGGATAAACCACCACTTGCCAATTGGCACCACCACGTACCCCCACAAATGCTGAAAGCACATAGGGAATAGGATGGTTGATGGTGTAGTTGAACTTCACTGTGTTAGCGTTGTTCAAAGCTGAGAGAGCATTAAAGAACCCATTGGGATCATACCCACGAGCGGCAGGAAACCGCTTATAGGTACCTCTCACCACCAAAGTGTTGGTATTGGATGTAGCAATCCGATGCACTAGTGTTCTGCAATAGCGATGTAACAAAGTCCGAAGACTAGTCACAGGTTCGCCAAAGTAGAGATGATACCGGTGCGGAGAGCCTTCACTCACCTTAGTCGCATCAACAACAGCACCATTGTCGGGCTGGTCTAGCGACTGAATTGCAAGTGTAGACATCTCCTTAGGAAGATCCCGAGGATTGCTGAACTCTAGGTTCTCAGCACCACGCACAAAGAAAAGGACACTCACAGTTGAGGTGTCAATTGGTGCAGTAAGTGTATTCAGAACCTTAAGAGTGAACATACCATTGAACTGAGCCATATCGAGGGAGATAGGGTACACACTGCCACTATTTGGGAGAACATACTCCGAAGTAGCAGATGTGGCCCAGGGGATAACAAGACCCCATTCTGTGGCTTGCTGCCACGGAATCCGAATCTCAACCTCGTTAGACTCTGCAATATCAATGATCTGCGTGAACGCAACTGTCGAAGGATCAGCAGTATTGTTCAAGTTTGTGGTATTGTCCCCAGCAGGATCAAAGGCGAAAAGAAGACGCCCCCTGTGATACTGAGAACAAATAACTCGAATGCGAAAAATAATGTCTCCACGCCAATGCGTGAACATCTGCGCCACATGAGACATGGGCGTTGGGTGGAGTACGGAGTAAGCCGCACTGGTACCTGTAGCAGCTACATTCTGTATCTGCTGGTAACAGGGCGTCACTCCCCCTTGCATAAGAGTTGTATTTACCACTTGCGCAGTAGTCCACGAAGTCTTTTGAATATAGGCCTCGCGCTGCACAATATGAGAGATTGCCAGTTGGTCTTCACCGGGAGCTCCTGTAACCGTGGGATCGATTGTGAGTTCCGTTTTCGGATCTAGAGCCAACTTCTCAGTGGCATATCCCACCCTAGCCGAAGCAAGAGGTGGTACATCGGTCGGAGCTACGGTTGTGGCAGGTTCAATCACTGGCACATTGGTGAAGCCAAACATACTGGCAACACTACCTAAAGCTCTCGCTCCGATTTCTGTCGCTTTTGCAAATTTGCCAATAACGGGCACATCACCCAAACGACGGGCGATATTTGCAACAGCGTGGGCTGGAGCAGAGACAGGACCGGACCCGTACTCGTCCTTCGACTGAACCGAAAGCGAACACGTGGTCGCGGAAAGCTCGACATTTTCCATCCACGCATAAAGCGTAATTGTGGCGCTTGATGTAGTAGCACCATTGGCTGAGTTCAGCGTAGTATATTTCGCTAGAGTCAACTGACCCATACGAGCAATCTGTGCTGCTGTATTCATCTCAAGCCAATTCTTGGGCCAAAAGAAAGGCAACCGCAACTCTCCTCCCGCAGACATGTGGGGTAGAATATCAATATGTGGGCGCTGTGAAAGCGACACTAGATAGTTGTCGGTTGCTGCATTCAGCACAAGGTTGTTAGGACACAAGTCCTGCAGCGGTTGGTAAAAAAGGCCTGCATACCCATACAAGAAGGGTGAGGCGTTAACCACTGCTTTGACACACATAGTCCCTCGCACAAACCCGAAATTGTGCAGCTTGTTCTTGATAACAGTTGTATTGAAAAAGAGCTGCCACGGATTGTACTGTGTGAAAGAGTATTGTGCATCTGACTGAGCCCAAGAATGAGTCGCAATTTTAACAGGTCGCTCAAGAAAGCGCCCGAGGTCAATAGTGGTACTCTTATCGCGCGTCTCCGCACGAATCTGGTATCCACCTTCATCTTGGGTTGAGTCATCGAGAAACGTGAGCTGCTCATGCATACTCTCGTCCTGACGGTTAGTGGAGAGCATTCCTGCTCCTTGTTCCATTTCTCCATCTGGACTATCGTCACTCTGGATCTGCCAGCAGCAGCTGGCATGTCCTACATGAATCACCTTCTCCGCCTTACCGGACTTGATGCCATCATGGACATTATCGGTGTCAACCGGGCTCCGTAGGGGGTGCCATTCCGGCTCAGAAGAGGAGCCATTAAATGAAAATGTATTCGCTGGACATTATACAAACATGAAAGGAGTCCTATCCTACACATGCAGAAGAATACGCAATGGGGAAACTACCTAAATCCCAGCTGTAAAAACAGCGCTTCGGGGGAACGCCCCTAGGTGGTTACGTAAACAGACCATTCTCTCGCTTTTCTTGCGTATCTTAAGAAAGATGAGCGAGCAGTAAATTCTGTAAAACGCCCCTTTTTGGTTTAATGGACATAGTGGGTTACGCCCGGAGTGACTCTGTTACCACTCCTTCTTCAGTCGACGCTTGCTGGACTCGCACCAGCTATCGGCCAACTCCTGGTAGGTCGGAAAAGTTGATTTCTTCTCCCAGCCTTCCAGCTCACACTCATGCATCATTTCAATGCACATAGTGCGCTTCTCGTTGAATTTCTCCTCACCATACCAGAAGTACTCACGCACAACTGTGGAAAGGACATCAATCGCTTGAGCTTCAGGTGCACACTCCTTAGAGGGAATGCCCATCGT